ATCCCGAACGTGAGAACCTTTTGGCTTACAGAACACTGCTTAGAGACTGGCCTAGCACTGAAGACTTCCCAGCAACTCGCCCAGTACTAGGAGAATAGTATGGCTTTAGTAATACAAGCAGACCATGTTTCACCAACATCAGCAGCTATCTTTTGGCGTAATGATGAACTCGCTCGCACCGACATAGCAGCTACAGTATCTGACTATCCGAATGCAGCAGCTATTATCACTTACCGTGCAGCCTTGCGTGACTGGCCCAGCACTGAAGACTTCCCAGACACACGGCCAACTTTAGGAAGCTAATATGATTGTAGAAATCTCAGCAGTAGTTGGTGTACTCAAGACTCTTAACGCAGGTATCAAAACTGTAAAGGAGTCTGGGTCACACCTGTCAGACCTTGCTGGTATTTTTACAAGTCTTACGGAAAGCAAGGTAGCCGTAGAAACGATTGAGGAGGCTTCTAAGCAGGGTGATCATGTATTGACCCAAGAGGAAGCCTTAGAGCTTGCATGGGCTAAGAACGCCATTAGAGAGCGTGAGAAGGAACTCAAGAAGATAACCCCTAGAGAAGTATGGAGAGACATGCTAAACATACAGCATAAGTCTCTAATGGAACACAAGCACAAGCTAGAGAAGCAACGACTAGCTAAACTACGCAAGCAAACTAAAGCAACAGAAGCAGTCAAAACAATCTTAGGTACATCTTTACTAATTGTTGTAGGAATTGCATTGTATTTTTTAATTACTGGAGGTCAGTAAAATGACTACGATTATTACAAAGAACTCAAGCACCGCAAGTGCTGTACCCGCTGCTGGAGTTTTAACTCAAGGTGAGCTGGCTGTCAACGTCACAGACAAGAAGCTATACACTAAGAACTCTAGTGGTGCTGTTGTTGAGATTGGCCCTACTACAGTTGCTACTGCTGATGCGCTAACAACTGCTAGGACTATTGGTGGTACTTCGTTTGACGGAACTGCTGACATTCTTGTTGGTTTAGCTTCTGAAGCTACTATATTACAAAACACTAGGGCTATCTCTTTAAGTGGTGGTGTTACAGGTACAGTTAACTTTAACGGCTCTGCTCCTGTTGATATTGTATCTACTGTTAACTTTGCTATTAACAACCCTACAGGTACTAACAATGTTACGTTAGGTGTAGGCTCTGGTGCAGCGTTAACGACTGGTACGTCTAATACTTTTATTGGTGCAGAGTCAGGCAAGCTTGTTACTACTGCTGTCAGTAACACAGCTTTAGGTGATGAGGCTCTTAGAGATGATGTTATAGGCACAGGTAATACTGCAATAGGTAAGAATGCTCTTAATAAATGTCTTGGTAACTATAACTGTGCTATTGGTTTTATTGCTGGCAACGCTGCTACTTCAGCTTTTAGTAATACTTTTTTAGGTGACTCAGCAGGCGCTAACGTTACTACAGGACAGGGTAATGTTAACGTAGGGAACGCGTCTTATGCTTCTTCTCCTACCGCTAGTTTTGAAGTTACTCTAGGCGGTAGTAGCATTACTGCTCTACGCTGTAACGTAACAAGCATCTCTTCGTTGTCAGACGCTAGAGATAAGACTGACATTGTAGACACAGCTTACGGTGTAGACTTCCTTAACACGCTACAGCCACGTCAGTTCAAGTGGGCTACTCGTGACGGTAGTCCTAAAGACGGTAAGACAGAGCAAGGCTTTATTGCACAAGAGTTGTTAGAGGCTGCTGGAGTAGACAAGAACAAGCTTAACTTAGTCTATGAGTCTAACCCTGAGAAGCTAGAGGCTACGGCAGGTAATCTTATTCCTATCCTTGTGAAAGCCATACAAGAGCTTTCAGCGCGTGTAACAGAACTGGAGAATAACTAATGAGCCATCAAGACGCAACCCCAGCACAGCAGTACCTCTGGTGTTTATCCAGTGTAGACCTCATCAACGCTATTGTTGCTGACGACACTGACCACTACGAACCTGCTGATTGTGTAGACCGTAACGTACAGCATCTACAGCTTATGGTAGCTAAAGACTTCTGGACTAACGAAGATATGACACCGTTAATGTCTGCGATTAGAGAGGGTTTAGCGTATGGCTCTTGAAACAGGTAAAGATTTAATTGACGTAGCTGCTGCCTCTACAGGTTTACTGTCTTTAGCAGCTTGGTTGCCGCCTACAGCCTCTATATTTACTATAGTGTGGTTAGGTATCCGTATATGGGAAACAGACACTGTAAAAAAACTATTCCACAGGTCTTGACTTTTAACCAAAAATAGTGTATAATATATGAGTATTTTAGCGAGTTTGATAGCTCCCGTGACACAGCTACTGGATAAAGTCATTGAGGACAAAGACGAAAAGAACGCAATAGCCTTTAAACTAGCGACTCTAGCGGAAGAACACGCTCAAGAACTTGCTAAGGGGCAGCTAGAGGTCAACAAGGTAGAAGCGGCACACAAGAATCTATTTGTGGCTGGATGGAGACCTGCTGTCGGTTGGTCATGCTGTTTCGCTCTTGTGTACTCTACTATCCTATCTCCAATCCTAAGTATCTGGTTTACTGTTCCTCCTGTTGATAGCTCTTTGTTAACTACCGTCTTAATGGGTATGTTAGGCTTAGGCGCTATGCGTACAGTAGAGAAGTCTAAAGGCGTTCAAAGAGAGAAATAATATGGCTGATGCTTTTGCAAGTGATTTTGATGAAACAGATGTCTTTGACGACACTTCTCTTAGCCTAGCGCAAGACAGTTTTGCTGTTGAAGGCTCTGCTAGACCAACTGGACTTACTTTAGCAGAAGCAGGTTCTTTTGAGAATGCTGACCTTGCTTTAGCAGGTTTAAGCGACTTTGTTAAACAACAACAAGGACAAGGTAGAGCTTTAGGTTTAGCGGCTGTAGAATCTGGCGATTACAGTGATATTAAAAATAAAGATATTAACAAACTTCGTAGAGACGATAAGAATGTTACAGACTACTACACAGAGTCTGTAGACAACAACATTATTGACTTTGTTAATGATAACAATATTCCTTTGTATAAAGATGTTAACGGTCGAAGAGTTTACCTTAACACAGGAACAGAAGGTTCGTTAACAGGTATAGCCAAAGAAGGTAGTGATGTTACTTATGAGACTTACGGCCCAGTAGGTACTTACTCTTCTATAGCTGTGCCTAAAGCTAGAGGAATTGTTGCAGCCTTTCCTCCCGAACTAAGAACAGCTCTTGCTCTTATGACTGGCGGTATGTCAGAAGCAGTCCTAGCAGCAGCAGCAGGATTAGCTGGAGATACTTTACACACAGAAGACTGGCTAAACTTAGCAAAAGGCGCTATTGGTCTTTATCAGCAAAATGCACAAGTACCTGCTGAAACAGGAACAGGCCCGTCTAGGTCTTTAGAGGAAATGGCACAAGACCCCAATAGTGGAGTTATGTCGGCCACAGGTGTTGGAGGCGCTACAGATGCTGTAGACACTGCCTCTACTGTTGCTTCCCGCTCAACAGCAATAGGAGATGCAGCAGTCAACGCTGCTTTTGATTCAGGCAAGTTAATTGAAAATGTTTCAACCGCTGCTGATGCTCAATCAGTTGCTGACGCAGCTATTAATACTTATAGAAACTCAGCACAGTATTTTCTTGACATTGCTAAAGACAATGCTGGCCTGCTTAAAGACATTGGCAGTGCAGCTATTTCATCACTAGGCGACGACGAGGAGTTAGTTCCTTCAGGTCTTCTTACTGGAGGCTCTACAGTACCTCAAGATACAGGATCAGGTGACTTAGACAAAGAACCAATCATAAACGAGTTTGAGTTTGACCCTGAGATAGATCGTCCTACGCTGCCTGAAGAAACTAAAGACCCTGCTGAAGCTGCTGCTTCTGCTGCTCAAGCTGCTGCCTCTGCTGCTGAAGCTGCTGGCGCTAGTGCTGCTGCTTCTGCTGCTGCTGCTCAAGCTGCTTACGATGCTGTTATGGGTGGAGCAGATGCCGCCGCCGCTGCTGAAGTAGGTGCTCAAGCCGCTGCTGATTTTAAAGACGAAGATGGTGATGATAAGTTTGACGACGACAACAGAGCAGAAGGAGAGTCTTTTGGATACGACAAGGATGCTTTTTTTGATAGCTTTGGTGATTTTTGGTTAGAAGCTGATTTTAATACTTTAGACGCTAACAACGATGGCATTGTTACTGCTGAAGAAATGGACGAATACGAAAGAAGTAAAGAAGTAGTAGAAGTAAAAGAATGTCCTATAGGGTTCGTAAGAGATGCTACTGGAGCTTGTGTACTTATTAAAATAGATGAAGTAGAAGTAGAAGACCCTGTAGAGTGTCCAACAGGGCAAGAAAGAAACTCTGAAGGTGTCTGTGTTGCTATTACTGAAGACCCTGTAGTTGGTAAGTGTCCTGTAGGGTTTGCTAAAAACTCTGAAGGTGTTTGTGTACCTGAAGAAGTAGCGGAAGTACCTGAAGTAGAAGTAGAAGACCCTGTAGTTGGTAAGTGTCCTGAAGGGCAAGAAAAGAACGCTGAAGGTGTCTGTGTTGCTATTACTGAAGACCCTGTAGTTGGTAAGTGTCCTGTAGGGCAAGAAAAGAACGCTGAAGGTGTCTGTGTTGCTATTACTGACGGGACTGGTGACTGCCCAGCGGGACAAAGCAAGAACGCTGAAGGTGTCTGTGTTGATGATGGCAATGGCAACGGCAATGGCAACGGCAATGGCAACGGCAATGGCAACGGCAATGGCAACGGCAATGGCGGTGGAGGAGGCAGTGGTTCTGGTATAGGTTATAGAGGAGGGTCACAAACTGAGTCTCTTTTTGCAGACTTCTTAAAGCTACAGAAGCCACAAGATACACAAGAACTTTTGCAATATGCACAACAAGCTCCAGAACAAGGCATGATGTCACCTAGCGCACGTAATGACATTTTACTTGAATTTATACAAGCTAATCCCAATGCTGGAATGTTAGCAAACTTACAAAGGAATAGAAGATGACTTATCTAGAACTAGTCAATAAAGTATTAGTAAGACTTCGTGAGAATGAAGTTGCTACTGTTAACGAGAACGCATACTCTAAGCTTATAGGCGCTTACGTTAGTGACGCTAAGAGATCAGTAGAGAACGCATGGGACTGGACAGGACTACGTAACACGCTAACAGTAGCTACACAAGCTAACGTCTTTAACTATGTTCTTACAGACGAAGACAACACTATTAAGATTCTAGATGCAACTAACGACAGTCAGAACTCTTTTTTAAGTTACAAGACTTCACGTTGGTTTGACAATGCCTTCTTAGACTTTGAGAGTGTTCCTAAAGGCACTACGTCCTTCTACAGCTTTAACGGCATCAACGGTGTTGACTTATACCCTATTCCTGACAAAGAGTACACACTGCGCTTTAACGTAGTTCTGAGGACTTCAGACTTTGTTAACGACACTGACAGATTGGACGTACCTTATAACCCTGTTATTAGACTAGCGTTAGCGTTAGCTGCTAGAGAAAGAGGAGAAACTGGAGGCACAAGCGCAGCAGAGTTGTTTGGACTTGCTGACTCTTCACTGGCAGATGCCATTGCTATGGACGCTGCTTTACATCCTGAAGAAACTATCTGGTACTCATAATGGCTCAACAATTACAGAATTTAACAATAGCAGCTCCAGGATTTTTCGGTATTAACACACAGGATTCTCCTATTGGTATAGACCCTGCATACGCCTCTATTGCTGATAATTGTGTTATTGATCAGTTTGGTAGAGTAGGTGCTCGACAGGGTTATCAGCTAGTGACTACTAACGGCTCTAGTGTCTTAGGAACTAGCCGTGGCATTACTGGTATGCTTGAGTACATTAGCAGAGCAAACGTCACAACAGTCTTCTCAGTAGGTAATTTAAAGATATTCACAGGCACTACTACTTTAGTAGAGTGTACGTTACCCGCTGGCTACACTATTACTGACGACGACTGGAGGATTATATCTTTTAATGATGATGTTTATTTCTTTCAAGACGGACATCCTCCTCTTAAAACAAAAGATACAGACGTAACAGAGTTAGAACTATTGACAACTACTGGCAATGGCAACGGCAATGGCAATGGCGGTGGCGGTGGCAACGGCGGTGGTGGATTTGTACCTCCTCCAGCTAACGAAGCACTGGCAGCTTATGGTCGTTTATGGGCTGCTGATCTACCTACTAACAAGTACACTGTCTACTGGAGTGACCTACTAAACGGTAGTGATTGGCATGGCAACGCTTCAGGTTCTTTAGATACAACACTTGTGTGGCCTAACGGTTATGATGAGATTGTTGCTCTAGCAGAACACAACAACTTTCTGTTGATTTTTGGTAAGAAAAATATTCTTGTTTATTCAGGCGCAGATAACCCTAACGATCCTGCCTTCCAGCTACATGACACCATTGAAGGCACAGGTTGTATTGCTAGAGACTCTATACAGTCTACTGGTACAGACTTGCTGTTCTTGTCTACTCGTGGTCTTATGTCTTTAGGTAGACTAATACAAGAGAAGTCACTGCCTCTTAGAGACGTTAGCAGGAACGTAAGAACTGACCTGTTGAACTTTGTAGCAATTGAAGAACAATCTAATGGGCATAGAGAGTCTATTAAGTCTATCTACAGCCCTATAGACGCTTTCTACCTGTTAACACTACCTGATAGTAAGGTTGTCTACTGCTTTGACGTTAGACAGCCGTTAGAGAACGGAGCCTTCCGTGTTACCACTTGGACAAGCCTAGACCCTGTAGCCTTCTGTATGTTTGCTGACGATACCTTACAGATGGGTCACAGTGAGGGCATTGTTAAGTACAAGGGTTACTTAGACGGTACAGACACTTACCAGTTGCGTTACTTTAGCAACCCGTCAGACTTTGGCAACGCTTCTAATCTAAAGTTTCTCAAGAAGTTTAACTTAACTATTATTGGTGCTTACGCTACAGACATTACTCTTAACTGGGGTTATGACTACACGGAGGCTTACACTAAGCAAGTTCTTAGCTTTGGAACTACAAACGCTATTGCAGAGTACGGTATAGCTAAATATGGCATAGCAGAATACTCTGGTGGCGTTGACGCTTTAATTAACACACCTTCTGTCAACACTGGCGGTAGCGGCACTGTTGTCACTATTGGTCTAGAAGCTCAGGTAAACGGAACATCTCTTTCAATACAAAAAATTGACATACACGCCTTAATGGGGAGACTTATCTAAATGTCTAATTATACAAAAACTACTAACTTTACTGCAAAAGATTCGTTGCCCTCTGGCGATACAAATAAGATTGTACGAGGATCAGAAATTGACACGGAATATAATAGCATTGCTGTTGCTGTTAACAGTAAATCTAACACTGCTAGTCCTACATTCACAGGAACTGTCGCTGCGACGACACTCAATGTCTCAGGCGTTGTTACAGCAGGAACTATAACTGGAGGTGCATTCTAATGCCTTACGATGCTAATATGAATTGGGTAGCGGATACAACTACTCCAAGTTTTGATAATACTGGTGGACTTACTCTTGATGGTGCTCCTGCTAACTCCACTGCTGCTGGTTCTGGTTTTGATTGGCAGGGTTTTTTAACTAATATTGGTAGAACAGGCGGTAGCTACTATCTTGGTCAAGAGAACATTAAAGATGTACAAGCCACAGGTAGAGAACTACAAGAAGGTACAGGGTTACTAGCTGAACAAGCAAGAGCAGGTACAGCTTTTCAGCCTTACGCTGTTACTAGTGACTTAGCTAACGTAGCTACTAACGCTCAAGGCGGTTTTGATGTTAACTTATCTCCTGAACAGGCTGCTATGCAACAGCAGCTAATGGGGCAAGCACAGGGTTTGTTTGGACAGGTAGGTCAAGACCCAGCAGCACAGCAAGCGGCTATATACGAGCAAATAAGAGCCACACAGCGCCCTGATGAGCAACGACAGGCTTTAGACACAGAAGCTCGTCTCTTGAGTCAAGGTCGTCTAGGTGTTTCTTCTAATCAGTATGGCGGTGGTTCTCCTGAGTTGTTTGCTCAAGAGACAGCTCGTCAAGAGGCTATGGGTCGTGCTAACTTAGGCGCTCGTCAGCAAGCACTAGCAGAGCAGCAACAGTCTCTAGCAGGTGCTCAAGGTCTAATGTCTGCTGGCTATCAGCCACAACAGCAAGCTCTTAATCTACTGGGCGGGGCTACACCTTCTGCTGGCTTTGCTGATATTGGTCGTAGAACTGGTACTGAACTAGGTTCGCAGCTAGACGTTGCAGGCTTAGAAGGACGCTTGAATGCAGAGCAGATGGCTAATCAGCTAAGACTAGGACAGCAATCAGCTCTGTTAGAAGGCATGGTTGGGTCAGAGATGTCTACTAGAGATAAACTGTTAGCGGCTGCTTTAGAGCAAGGCACAGACGGTTCTGGTGGCTTAATGGAAGCTATCTTTAAGCAATTTGGATGGGGAGGATAAGGATAATGGCTAATCAACAAGATTTAGTGAGACTACTAACAGGCATTTCTGGCACACAGCAGCCTGTACAACCCGCCCCTGTCGCTGGTTCTAAGGACTTTGCAGGGATGTTTGGAGCACAGCAGGCGGCTAAGTTGTCTGGTGGTATACAGAACCTAGCTCGTGGTGGTGCGCCGTCTCCACAGCAGAACATAGCTAGTGCTATTAGTGACATAGACTTGACGAGTGCTGACGGTCTACGCACTATGGCTAAGGTTAAGCAGATACAGGGTGATCCAGAGGGTGCTAATACTTTAAATAAGCAAGCCGTTGCTATGGAAGAAAAGGTCGAGCGGGCTAAAAACATTGCAGGTGTGGTTGAAAAAGAAATACCAAACAGGCCAGATTTAGTTAAATTAGCTAAATCTGGTGATTTTACTTTAAAAGATTTAGAACTGTTTAGAAAAAAACCAAAAGATTACGAGCCTTTATTTCTTACTAGTCAAACTGAGGGGTCTATAGGTAATATTACTTTAAACAATGGTAAGATTTATTTAAACGGTAATGAAATTAGTGAACAAGAGATACAACGTAGGAATTTATCAATAACTAAAACATACTCTAAAAAACCTACTGGCCCTGCTGTTACAAAAATAGACCTTGGCGATAAGATAAATGCTATTCAATATAAAATAGATGCGGAAGCGACTGGAAAAATGGGAGAAGACACAAGAAAACAAGCAGAACAATATCTTCCAGTAATTCAAAACATGATTGATGTTTCTAAGACTGCGGAGTTTGGAGCTGGTACTTCTGTGTTGGCTTCTGCTAACAATGTTATAACGTCATTATCTAATCAATTTGGAATAGATTTACAAGGCAGTGTAGAAAAAGACGCGACTCAGTTTTTTAACGCTAATTCTAAACTTTTAAAACAACGTCTGTTAGAAGCTACGAAAGGTGCTATATCTAATTTAGAAAACACTGAAATTACTAAGAACACTGCAAACACGGAGCAACCTAAGCAAGTTGCAATGGCATTGCTAAATTCTCAAAAAGCTTCTTTAACGTCTAAAGTAAATCAGGCTGCGGCTATGGATTCTTATTTAAGGACTAATAAAAGTTTAGGCGGTTTCGACCAAGCTTGGAGACAATATATAGAAATGTTCCCTAGAACAGCAGGCTACCACGTTGCCAAGGTTAAAGACCCTGTTACTGGAGAAACGACAGAAAAAGTTGTTAATAATTTTGAAACAGCAGAAGGAAATTATGGGTTGTTTGAAGAGCTTTATTCTTACAAAACAGACGCAAATAAACTAAGACAGCCAGTAACTTTTGTAAGCACTAGTGGAGTTACTGACACGCTAGACAACCTTAAAAAAGCTTATAGGCAGAAACAAGCAGATATGTTGGCTATAGATGCTGACGTAGATGAGCCTAGTAAAGCTATGTACGACACGGCTGATAGAAGAACTAGGTTAGGTTTTGGTGCTTACTTGAAAGCCAATATAGACAGCAATGCGCTAAGGGTGGTTCGATAATGAGTGGAATAGCTATTGATGATGCTTCTTTTGATGCAGTAAACCAGTCTCTTTTTACTAATCCTAATTTAGAACTAGAGACAGCAGAAGAAGCAAAACGAGTGCGTCTAGAAGGTTTATCTGGCAGCAGAGAGACTCCTGTAGAAAGGATTGCTAATTTTGCTTCTGATCCTGTAGGAAATATAATAGAACCTACCTCTGCTGCTTTAACTGACGTAGGTTCGGGCGTTATAACTGGGTTAGCAGGCGTGGCTCAACTGTCTTCGACAGTTCAAGAGACCACAAGGCAAGGTTTAGATTGGCTTGTTGGAGAAGACTATACGGACGAAGAAAAAGAAGCTTTTATACAAGACAATATAACTGACCCAGAGATAGCTAGACAAGCAGCTTATTCTAAGTATCGTCAAAAAGTAAGTCAAAAAAAGCCTTCACCTATTGCTGGGTTTATTGGAGAGGTTTTTCCTACCTTAGTTGCTAATCCCAAAAAAGCAGCTCAAGGGTTTTTTGGTAAAGTTCTTCAATCTACGTTTTACGGCGGTCTTTCAGGAAGCATGGAATTTGTAGAAGGAGGAGTTAACGAAAGGAACATGAATATATTAATAGGAAATGCTTCTGGCGGTATTCTTGATATTCTTCAACAAGCAGGTAGAAGAGGTTGGCAGATAGCGAAAGAAGCTTACAAACCATCTTTAAGAGACTTTGCTGCTACAGATCAAGTAGACATAGCGCAGAAACTAAGCACAGAAGAAACCGTTAAGGTTATAAAAGCTGCTAAAGAATTAGGAATAACTGTAACTCCAGCAGAAGCTTCTGGTGACACTTTATTAATACACGGGCAGAATACTTTAAATGTCAACGAGGCTAGTAGAGAACAGTTAGCAGAGTTTTTAGCAAAAAGAAACGACTCCCTGACAGAAAACATACTAGCTCTTCAAAGAGTAGCGGATAAAGACTTACAATACGCAGGGGTGACTTTTATTCCTTCTGCTAGTCAAACAGCTAAAGCTCCTTTTGTTACTAAAAGTGACGAGATAAAATATAAAAAAACAAGGGAAAATGTATTAAGACAGACGTTAGAGCCTTCAGAGATGAAAGCGGTGTTTAACGCTCATCCCATGCTGGCGAAATTAAACGACGACTATCAAAAAGCTTTAAGAAAACCAGCATCAAAAAGAACTAAAGATGATGTTTTAAAGATAACGGCTTTTAAAAATCTACACGATAGCGTAGGAATAGAAGGCTCAATGCCTATAAACAATGTTGGTTATTTAGACATGTTAATAAATAATTTAGACGACTTGTTGGAAAACACGGTAGCTGGTTCTAGTAAAGAGGCTAGGGATCAGGCTTTGTTACTGGCACAAAGGAAAGCCTTGTCTGGTGTTTTAAAAAGAAATGTCGAAGGCTATGAGGCTTTAAAAAATCTACAGCAGAGAAGGATAGCAGTTAATAACTTACAAACTGCTGTTGATACTTCTGTAGTCAGGGAAGAAGACTACGCAGAAGCTTTTTACAACAATGTACTAAAAAACAAAAAGAAAAGAGAAGAGCTTTTAAGACAATTATCTACAGACCCACAAGCTCAGAAAAAAGTAAACGACTTAACTACAGTAATGTCTCATATTTTTTCAGACGCTAACGTAGCTAAACTTGTTAGAAGGTCTGAGCCAGATGTCTTAGCTCAAGGTACAGGTGGTTTAGGGAGACTTGGTACTGCCGCTTTGAAACTTAGAGAACTTGTTAGAAACGATGCTGGTCTTATAAATGTTATTACTAACCCTCAATGGACTTCGGACATTTCTAAGTTAAAAGGAAGAACTGCTGACGAGACATTACAAAATTTAGCTGCTTTTCTATCAAGAGTTGTAAACACTTCTGATAAAATAGAGCAAGGTTTAAGTATAAAAGAACAGACTAGAGAAGAACTAGTAAATAGAGTAATACAACAGCAATAAACAAAAAAGCCCTGCGTAGATAACTACACAGGGCTTTTTAGTACCTCTAGGTTTTACACTATCTCACACGCTCCACCTACACACGCTAACTCCTGACTCCCTGTCGTATTATCCTCCTGTTCATACTGTTCTAACTCTATCCAATCCACACCAACTGGCATTGCTGCTACCAACTCATCGTACTTCTCAGCAGTGATGTCCTCATACGGAGCTTGTTGATATACATGATCACTAAATGGCAACAGACTAATACCACTACACAGTTCGAAGTTATCCCATATCCATTGAGCTATCTGCAAGAACTCGCTATCAGTGTAATAAACAGTGATGCTTGGTTTGTGTTCGCACCAATGGTTCTGGTATGCTTTCCAAAGTTCTAGCTGCTGCATAGCACCCACCTGAGACACTGTGACGCTTGTGTCAGGAGCTTTAATAGGGAAGCTAAATATAGAAGACGAAGGACTCGTCAGGTCTTGCTCTACAGGGAATCCTCTGTTTGACATAAACTCTGCAAGCGGGTCTTTCTTATCGCTACGAACTCTGCGAATGTAATGCTTAGAGAAGCGAGGATGGATGCCAGAAGCACTATCGACAAGCTGAGATACAGTACCGCTAGGCTTAACGCATGTAATAGCCGCAGACTGATTAATACCAAGCTTCGCAGCCCATTCCTTGTTAGTGTCCACACATACATCTCTAACTTCCTCTAGCCACTTGCTCAAGTCCTTTGACTCGCCTTTGCTCAATAGGTAGTGATCCATAATACCTGTCATGCTAACGCCCAGCAGAGCCTCTTCCTCAGTGTTTCTCTTCCAAGCACTACGCAGGTATCTAAAGTCTGTTAGCGTTGCTTGCAGCGTACCAATGATAGAAGCAATCTCAGCCTTAGCCTTTAGAGTCTTTAGCGTATCGTCTGCGCGTACAACGATCTCTGACAGGTTACAGAACTGATTAGAGCGTAGGATGATCTCAGAGCAAGGGTTAGTACCAAAGTCCTGATCAGGGTCTCTACGTCCGTTACGTGCTGCTATTTTCTGTGCTGCTACACGACTAAAGATACCACGCTCACCTGCCTTAGACTCGTACATATTCTGCATCTCGCCTAAGAAAGCCTCAAAGTCTGGCTTCTCAGTGTACGCCACAGAGTTGTTAGCAAGTCTACGCTGCCCTTCGTTCTCCCACCAGTTACCATTCTTAGCTTTAGCCATTCGTGGGTCTGATAGGTTAGAGAGGCTGATGAGTGCTGAACGTCTAACACCGCCTACAACAACAATGTCTGCAATCTTACACACAATGTCGTGACACTCTAGGCTGTTGAGCTTACGTCCTGCTGCTTTCTGGAACACAGCAATGCAGAAGTGGAACAGGTCTTCTAGCGGTTCTGGCCCTGATGCACGACCACCAAAGGTCTTTAAACGCTCTCCTGCGCCTCTTACCTTGCTAACGTCATACTGAGGTATCTTACCTGCAAACAACATGGCAATAAGCTCACGGAACGCAGAAGCCCAACCAATCTTACTGTCAGACACTACAATGACGCTATCTGTCTTGTGGAAGGTCTCAGCCACTACTGGCAGCTTAGTGATAAAGTTACGCTCAACACTGAAGCCCACGCCTGTACCACACATAAGAACGTACATCAGCTCGTCAAAGCTACGCGGTGAGTCAATGGCTAGGTAGCTACAGTTGAATCCTGCTACGTTGTCCTTGTCTAACGCTACTCCTGCTGTCATCATGCAGCGCATAGAAGGCATAACGTCCATGTCATGTATAGCCTTATAGAGCTTCTTAGACACCTTGTCATCTATCTGTCCACGATCTTCCCAGAAGCCAACGTAACGCTGCACTGTCTCTGCCCACGTCTCACGCCTGTTTAGCTCAGGTATCCATCTTGCGTATCTGCTCTTGTGTATAAACTGTTGATACTGATCCATTAGCTATTTTCCTCTGTTACCATATCTGTTAATCTACGTAAGTACCAACCAGCCTTCTGTAAGTCCTCTACCTGCTTTCCCTTGTAGTCGTAGCGCCACAGGTACTTCATGCAATTACCCTTGAGGTAGCCCTTGAATGCGTGACTGGACATAGACTCTTCTATGGCATCAATACACTCTATGTTGCCTGAGTTGTAATGCTTTGGTGCGCCTACCATGTCTTCTTCTTCTTCGGCTAACGTAGCCCAAGGCTCTAGTCCTGTCTTGTTGGTTACTCTATCCCAATCAAATCTTGATGCGTCATTGATGCTCATGTCTAAATTCCTCTTGTAATTGTTCTAGTCTGTCATTAGCCTTCTCGCTAAAAGCATCTACTAACTCTTCTGAGGTAATGTCTAATATCTCTATGATTGTTAGTTCGTCTAATAGCTTGAGCTTCTCTAGTAAATCGTAGTAAGTGAGAGCCATCTTAGTCTCCGTACTTATCTCTCAAGTAGTTTATACTAACTGGCAGCTCGTCGCAACCACCATTAGCAACTTCGTTAAGCATCCAAATGCCTGACCAGCTACCATTGGTCTGAGGTGTTAGGTAGTCTTCGTCGTGCTGATAGAAGATGCCTGAGAACAGTCCCAGTAGGTTAGTTCCGTCTGCCTTACGCGCATAAGCTATGTCGCGGTCTTGAACATGCCCCATAATACAGCTCATATACTTCTTCTGCAACATTAACTTAGCAGAACTAACTGGCCTGCCCATAACACCTGAAGTAAAGTAGTGGCAGTAGGCGATGTCATCAATGACAACAGGTTCCAAAAACGGTACAACTTCAAAGCCCATCTCCTCTAGCATAAAGTCTTTAAAGCCTATGAGACCGTCTAGCTTAGGGTCTGACTCAACGGCTCTTGTTATGCGGTTCTCGTGATTACCAAGAGTAAACACTAGTCTAGGATTCCACTGCTTCCACTTGTTACGCTTGAGTCTTTCCTGCTCACTGTGTATAGGCTCTAAGAACTTACGCATAGCGTCTATGCCAGCGTTAATGTCGTTAACGTAGCGTCTGCCTTCGTAGCTCTTACAGCCAACATCAAAGCTGCTCAGGCTGCTCATGTCCCAATGGTCTCCTATGAAAACAATAACCTCTGGCTTCTTGTCTGCTGCGTACTGACCAGCCCATCTCAGATGATTAGTAGGATTATTAGGTTTAACCTGTGTGTCTGGTATCACTAAATGTTTCATACTAAGCTCCCTCTCCTAAGAACCAAGTAACACATAACCTGTTACACGCTTTACAAAGACGTGATTCGCCTTGTGCAGCTAAACCTCTCTTAGCTAAGTCAGGAAGCCTACGAGCAAACCTAGCTCTTTGTTGATGTATATCACCACCGCCTATGTCAGCTAGTTCTCTACTGGTTAGACCTTGGTTGTCCACCAATACTGAATAAACAAACTGACTCTGTGCGTTTAATGCGCCTGAATCTATCATTTGTCTAGCAGCTTCTCTGCTTGTGTTAGGATCAGTTGTTCTTGATAACATATCTAATTGATTCATTGCTTGTCTCCAGCTTCTTGCCATTGTATACAGGATTTATCAAACTTAATTAATGGTTCGATGTCATCTGGGTTAGGTGTTCTGCCTTTTGGTGTTCCACCTGTTTGCACTACAGAGAAGGTAGCTGACTTGTTAACACCATCGTGTAAAACAATGTAGCCCCATTTGCCCTGCTCTCTAAATATAAAATAACTAGGTAAAGATGTTAACTCGCTTAGGTTAATAAGCTCCATATACTTAGGAACATTAAGCGCACAGAAAGCAGATTTACCGTCTCCGTACCACTTACACTCTGCCCACCCAACCATATCTCCTTTATCACAACCAGCAAAACTAGGGTTAAAGAACCACCCGTCTAGTCTGTATTTAACAAGGTTAGGATTTTGCCAGTAATGGCAGCCTAGATGTTCAGACATTATGCGTAAAAGTTTTTTTTCTCTTACCCTGTCTTGAGGTGTTTCTCTCATCTGAGTCATCTCTTTCTCCGCTTGCGTTCTTCTGCTGTCTTTCCAGCATGACATTTATAACACAGCACTTGGTAGCCTGACGCTTCTAGGAACATTCTATTAATGTAGGTGTTCCAATCTACGAAGCCTACTTCTGGTTCTACCACTGGATCAATATGATCTACTGCTGCGTTGTTACGTTTGCGCTTGCGTCCTTCTAACGGTGGTAGAGTAGAGGAGCCTTCTTTCTTACAAGCTTCACACCTGTAGACACCTCTACTTACCCACGCTGACTTCTTAACATCATGCTTAACGCCCCATTTACCGTGAGCGCCTCGCAATGCTGATATTATAAAAGAACGGAAACGTGCTTCTGTCCAACGTCCATTATTCCTCACCTTTAAAACTCCATATCTCACCTTCATAACGTCTAAGCCACAACAGTCTGCCGTTCTCTAGCACTCTGTCTGCATCTCCGTCATACATCTCTACACATTTGTCGTAGTACTCCTGCTCTGTCTTGCAGTCTTCTAACAGCTTTGCTGACTTCTTCTCGCCTATGCCGTGGATACCTATTATGTTATCAACGCGGTCACCCATTAGTATTTGACGATAGAAGAACAACATGCCTTCCTCTGGCGTAACGTAGTACTTATCATTCTTGACAAAGTTAAAGTGCCACCCTGCTATTTGGTCGAAGTCTTTGTCCAAGGTGACCATGATGGCTTCGTCTCCGTGAGTTGTGGCCGCTATAGCTATGGCATCATCTGCCTCTTCTCCCTCAGTAACTATAGCGTCCCACTTCTCGATAAGGTGAGTTCTTAAAGCCTGAATATGCTTTGGTTTCTCCTTACCTTTACGGTTAGCCTTGTAATCAGCAGTGACAGCGTACTCCTTTCTGAAGTTGCCCTTGCCAGTTAGATACAGAGCATAATCTCGTAGTTCCTCAGTAGCTGGGTACTTAGGGTTCTCTATGAGACTAACAACGTAGTCGTCTATCTTTAGGATAGCTTGCTTCTCACTAGCGTCATTACAGGACCAACCTACACGGTAGACCAAGATGTCTGCATCTATTAAAATCACAAGGCTTCTTCCAGAGAAACGTCTACAGCATCAGTGTTGCCCATGTACTCGATGAAGTCAGTGATTACTAGCTTCAAAATGCTAGGGCTTCGACCTGCCTTGCCAGAAGGGTTTGTCCAGTCGTAATAGCCTAGGACAGCGGTTGCCTTAGAACCATTGGCTAGTAGCTTGCCTTTGATCTCGTCACCGTCAGTGTCGTAGATGCGGATGGGGTTTACAGACTTAGCGGTTACGAAGTCGTTGTGGCCTTCCTTGCTGCGTACAGACAAGCCCATCATCTCTAGTGCTTCTTTTCCATCAGCAGACAGCTCTGTTAGGTCTACTTGATACTTACCAGACATCTTATTCTTCTCTTGAAGATTTGCCCACATAATGCCGCACTTGATTGTTACTGGTTTTGCTTCACTCATAATATCACCTTTAATTAATTTACTATTGTTTTGATCACGAATGATCAGCCTATATTATATCACACTTATTACTACACATCAATGTGTTTCTGCCCAGTTGTTGCCTATTTTATATTCACCATCAAGAGGACAGCGCATCTCTAGTACTTCTCCAGCGTTCCTGATGGCTCTTACTGCTGCTTTGCCTACTGTGACGGCAAAGTTTTCTGGTACTTCTATTTGAAATTCATCGTGTACGTTCGCTACTAGCTTGTAAGGTATCTTGTATTTCTCTAGAGACTCTACTAGTAAGACCAACGCTTGCTTCATTACAATGGCTCCTGCACCTTGCAAGAGAGTGTTTAAAGCTGCGTGTTCGCTCCTGACTCGCAAGCGTCTGCCGTCTAGTGCTGGCAATGTACCGCCTTCTGAGAAGTATGATACACGCTTCCTGAGCTTGTCTAGTGCAGGAGTGTTGCGTAGGAAAGATTCTATCAGTACTTCACCTTCTTTATAGCCACCACCTACAATCTGACCTATCTTAGCCGCTCCAGCGCCATAAAGAAAAGCGTAGATAAAAGTCTTGGATTGATTTCTGTTAGTGAGGCCAGCAGCTTTCATGTTGTAAGTGTGTATGTCACCACTGAGAATCTGCTCAGTGTACGCTGGGTCTTGCATATAGTGCGCCAGCATTCTTAGCTCTAAGCCACTAGCGTCTATACCGACTAGCTTGTGATTCTCTGGTACACACCAGAAAGACCTACACTCTTTGCCATACGGTGCTGTCACTGACGGAATCTGCGCCATGTTAGGGCTGTGGTGCGTCATACGGCCTGTTACAGCGCCGTTAGTGATAACCCTGCCGTGAACCCTACCTTCCTTCTCAAAGGACAACCAAGAGTCTATCTGTGCTGCTCTCTTCTGCAACATCAGGTATTCGTGTATAACCTTGGCTTCGTGGATGTCAATGCCTTCTAACACCTTCTCATTAACGATAATAGCGCCTTTGTCTGTCTTCTTCTTGAACTTAACGCCAACACTCTGCAATCTCTCTGCAATTTGCTTGCGTGATCCAACATTGAACTCAGTTACTTTGTCCTTCAGGCGCTTCCCCGTCTTCTCTGACCACCTCTCCTCCACTATTGGCGGGAATACTTCCTGTAGCATCTCCGTTATCTGTCTCATTCGGTGCGTTACGGTCTGCCATAACAAAGTTGCCTGCTCTACGTCTAGCATAAAGCCGTTCCGCTCCTGCTGAGCCGTAATGATGTACACCTTCTCTTCTAAATCGACGCATTGTTGACTAAATCCCTCCTGCTCTAGTGTTGTTTTAAGGTGTTTGTAGAGTCTAGTGGTTAAAACTACGTCCTGCTTGCAGTAATCTATCATCTCAGGCGTTAAACCGCCGTCATAGTCACTAAATTCTATCTTATGATCCCCAAAACGCTTGCCCCAAGCATCTAAACTGTGTCCACCTTCCAATGAAGGGTTCCAGAGCCTGCTCATTGACAGCGTATCCTTGAGTTTGTTAGCAGGTATCACTAAATTCCACACTTTCTCTAGCACTGGTGCGTCAAAGCCTATGATATTGTGACCAATAACGGCTTTTGAGTCACGTAATACAGGTTCTAGTGTGTCGGGAGCGGTGTGGGTCATCAGATTACCTGTTTCCACGTCCTGAGTCACTACTACCCAAATGGTGTCGTGGCTTAGATTCGTTTCTATGTCCAATGTAATCATAATACTGCCCTGCCGTAGTCTTCTTGTTGCTGTACCTGTCAAAAGGATTGCCCTGCTTAACTTCTTGCTTGGCCTCTTGCCTCTCCAGTACCCAGTTACCTATCTTGCTCATCTTCTGCCTCCAGAATACAGTCTGCTTCACTTCTAAGGTCTTCTCTGTCAATGGTAGCTACATCTTCAGCAGTGTAATAGGCGCACTCGTTGCAAAAATCCAAGTAATCACCATTCTGTGCTGATTTACGAGTTGATTCAAAATCCGTTAAGTTCTTATTACATGCTATGCATCTCATTACAGGGCTTCCTCTCTAATTTCGTTCATTCTACCTGTCTTCTGATCGAATAGCAACCCACCAGCTCTGCCTGTAGTACCACAAAAGCGGTTCTTGAGCACTCTGACGTGCGTTGTGTTCCTCTCTACTGGGTCATCAGCCTGTCCGTTGCGCTCTAGTCCTATCACCATGTCTGAGAGCTGTGCAATGCTTGCAGAACCCCTGAGCTGTGACAACGAACTTACAGCGCCCTCTTCGTGGCCTTTGCCGTCAGGTCTCTTGAGGTGGCTAACCATAAACAACGTGATACCAGTCTCTTGTACTAACATCCTGAGCTTAGTGCATATCTCGTCTAAGGCTTTTCTCTCGTCTCCGTTGCTCTGAGCACTGACGACAATACTGACGTGATCCAAGAAGATATACTTTGTATCTAACGCCTTTGCCATGTAACGACAACGGGCAATGATGTTATCAACGCTGGTGCTGCCGAAGTGGTCAAACAGGAACATTCTCTGCGTCCCCATAGTGGCCTCAAAAGCCTCGTAGCGTTCTTCTTCTGTGCTCTCTACGTCTGGTAGGTGTAAAGGTTTGTTGGCTGCTAGTGACATCATAGACAACGCCGTCTTTCTTGCGTTCTCTTCTAGGAATAACAGTCCAATGTTCTTATCTGTGCTCTTGAGTATCTCCCATACTACCTCTCTAACAAACTGAGACTTGCCTAGTCCAGAGCCAGCGGTGATTGTCACCAGTTCAGCCTCTCTTATGCCGTAGGTTAGCTTGTTTAAGCACTCCCAAGGGTACATGGCTGCTGCCTTCTCTAAAGGCTTGTTAACCTCTTCCCAGAGCGTAGCACCGTTAATGATGCCATCAGGCACAAACCTCTCTGCTGCCCAGAATGCCGCTGTAAACTCCTTAACATTGTCATCCATCAGGTAGTCATTAGCATCTTTGTATTGCACTGGGTGTTTCATTACCGCCGACTTACCGCCAAATAACTCTGCAACCTCTCTAGAGGCTTTTAAGCCTGCCTCGTCGCTGTCGAAGCATACGATAATGGCCTTAAAACTGTCTAGGTACTCATAAGCCGCCTTACAGTCCTTAAGGGCGCTCTGTGCTCCGTTCCTGATGCTGACACAAGGGTACTTGCTACCTTGCATTTGGTAAGCTGCTGCTGCGTCATACTCGCCCTCACAAATAGTGATGTACTTGCCGCCACCATTGAACAGGTTTTGACCAAATAGCCCTGCTTCCTTCCAATCACCCATCGTCGTGAACCGCTTATCTGCCTGTCTTACCTTTGCTGCTATAGGCGTATTAGGGTTCTCTGCGCTGTAGTAAGAGAAATAGGTCTTCTCTGGAGTGTCGAGAATGCCATAGGTTTGCGCCGTCTTGGTGGTCAAACCTCTAGAGGGAATAGCATTATAACGCCCGTTAGTTAACAGCTTGTCGAGTAACGCCAACTCTCTATCATGCTCCATAGGTGCTGCTTCTGCTTCTGCGTTATAAGGAACTTCTATCACAAATTCACCATTAGTAGGTTTACTATAAACACCGCAGCTATGGCAATAACTGCTCCCGTTCTCGTTCTTCTGCAATGCATCGCTTGAACCGCAATCATCGCAGGGTAAATGCGCGTCATGGTAACCCATTAGTGAACCTCCACATAAACACGGCCATAGCTAACCAGACACAAGGGCAGGTGTAAGATCGTTCCTTGAAACAACATAGGCTCCAGTTCGTCGGTTTCAGTGTCCCAGCAAACTACTGGCCTGCTCTCTGAGAACTCTAGGTCTATACCTACGCCCAGCCTATACTCTATTGATAAATGTCTACCAAAAATAATCATTTTTTTCTCTCTCTGTTGAACACAAAGTCATATTCTGACGACTCTGCAATGAATTGAACAATTGCTTCACTGGACACTCTATAGAACTTTGCAGCATCTTGCAAGCTCATTACGCCATTAGCAATATCTTCTGATGCTTTAAACACTGCCTGAACTTCTGGGTCAAGTGTTCCTTCAGTCATATACCGCTTAAACATTACACTATTCTCCGTGTTAGCCATTCTTGGCTTGTGTGGTCTAGTTTGCTTTCTAGTCTAGGCCAGATAATAGGGCGCTCTTTAACCTTTAAATCGTCCTCGATTAAAAAGTCTCTTCTGCCTACTCGACGGTGCAACGTGCTAATGTTTGTGCCTGTAATAATAGCTACTTGGCTCAATGTATACCTAACATTCTCAAGCATACGTGGGTGTTTAGTTCTATTCTCTACTATTTTCTGATTTCTAATCATTTCTATTTCGCCTTTAATTTTATTAGTTTTTCTGATACCCTCAAAACCTTCACAGTATCGCAAACGATCACAAGCACTCTCTAGCGTTCCTCAAGCGAGAACCCTTCCAACGATAATTGATCTAAGACAGAATCTTCTGCTCTAGTTTCTGCGAGCCTCAAAAGGTAATCGACAGCGTTCTCTCTTATAAAACGGCCTAGTTTCTCATCTTCTTCTTGTAAAATGTAGTTCCTAACGGTCTCTAAGTAGGCGCTACCGTCTCCAGAGACGCTGTCTACGCCTGTAGCTTCGTTTAATATGTTATCGTCGTCGATCAACGCTTGTGGCATTGCATAGAAGGCAATTTCGACAGTTTCATCATCAACACGGCGCTGGAATTGCTCTTGATCTATTAGTTTTCTCATTGGTTTCTCTCTCTCTCTCTATTGGTTTAAAACACAACTTTACCGAATGCAAGCGCATTGTGTCAAATGTTTATTTCGTTATATTCTTTATAGTCTCTCTAGTACGGGAAACAGGTTTAAAGGCTCTGTATTGCGTTCTAACGGCGTTTATAGCATTCTAGGTGCTAGGGTACTGCTTAGGCGTTAACGGCCTTAAATCGCCATTGTTAACTGCTAGGCATTAAAAAAGCCTCCAAAGGCTAAAAGGCTCGTATTCGGCACGGTGAGCCAGCCCGACTTCAAAGGGAAAAGGAGACCCTCGCCTAGCTATCCACGCGCTGCGTATCCTTTAACGGTGCAACAATCAGTAGCTAATCCAAATGCAGGGTAGCGCTTAAAATTGCCATCTTCTAAGCTCTCTATATCTACTTCCCAGTGAGTAACCTTGGCAAAATGCTCCAAAAATGTGTCGAGGGTTATTATGTCATCCCAATGTAAACTTGAATAATCTTCATTGATTAAGGCACTGAGCGCCCATTTTGGGAAATCATCGACTGTTAAAACGTGCTCAATACTCATTCTATCACCTCGTCTATGTATTGCTGGTGCGCGTCTCTACCTATGTCTATCAGGGTTCGTGCGTGCCTTACATCTAGACCGTGATGCTCCGCTATAGTTTCTACTGTCAGGTAGTTATTGACCCAATCAAGATAAAATTCTCTTAGCTGCTTATTCATTATGCCACCTCATTATTATTGTAGTTAATAGCTATACAGGTCTGGAAGTCATCATGCGGGTAAGAGCCTACATTGAATGTCTGACCTATAAAGTAGCTCTCAGCGTCTAGCTGCGTTGCCTTCGCACTGTGCGATGTCCTGTAATTATGCTTGGGATCGTCAAAAATGACTTGAACGCTATTCATTAGATTAACTCTTCAGTTGCATTGTTTAATAAATCCATAGCGCACTCTAGCGCCTCGTGGTCTGTTTCAATACCATAGCAGGTGAAGCAGTGATAATCTACCCATTGGCCGCCTATTGGCGTTTGTAGGTTAAACGTGCCGCCCTCGTTCCACTCTATGCGTATATGTTCGCCGTTGTGCTCTATTTCCCAATGTTTCATTTTACAACCCTCCAAATAATACTAAGTTAACGCCACCAAGGGCCAAGACTGCTAAGCCTACCATAAGAGCTGTTAGACTTACCCAACTCATCAGTTCGCGGCGCTTATTCATACGCTGCCATTCTTTATGACGTAGATACTGATAGGCCAATTCTATTTCTGCCGCTCTCAATTGCTGCTCTGTTTGTTTGCTCATTATATTAAAGCCTCTATAAGTGCCATAGTTGCTGGCGGTATAGCGCAAGCCGCCATAGGATGCTTGCTAATATGTTTGATTATACGCGCCGCTGTAGCTGCGTTGGGATTAGCGTTGAAAGCTTCTAATAGTTTAATCATTTTGGTAGTACCCTTGTTTGTTTGTATGGGTCCATTATATAGACTTGGTATTTTGTGTCAAACTTATAGCCATTTATTTAACTTATAATGATGTTGACTACTATTGATCTGGTGAATGCCTACTATCTATTATGCGCGCCCGCGTGCGAATACTATACAGCTATAGCATTGTCAATATATTGGGGTGACTAGGTGGTCACAAAAACTTT